GCCTACTACCTCGACGAAATCGACATCAACAGCCTGGTCTGTTCGGTCACTGATTCGACCGCGACCAGAAGCCTGACGGGTAACGGTGAAGATCCGACGACCTACCCGATTGACATCCAGCAATTAACCCGGCCGATGGCGATGCTTCGGCTGGTGCAGCAGTGGACTGCAAACCGATTCGCCGATCTGCCGCTGTTCGTCAAGACGCACAACGCGCATATGATCACAAACGGGATTGAGTGGTTGCCGCTGCAACTGACCCGGGCGGTGATCCATATAGTCCGCGACCCGCGCGACGTGCTGCCGAGCTTTGCGGCGCATATGGGCCTGGACTTGGACGCGGGTCTGGAGAAGATGGAATCGAAGTATAACGTGCTGAAAACGCCAGGCGTGCCGAGCATGGCCGATCTGATTTCATCCTGGCACATGCACACGCAATCGTTCATCAACGCCGACACGCACAACGTCCAGACATTTCGCTACGAAGACATGAAGGCCAACCCTGTCGACACGTTCAGCAAGATGCTCGAACACGCCGGGGTGACGCCTGACCGCGACCGGGTGCGGAAGGCGCTCGAGATAGTCCAGATTGACAAGCTACGGGCGCAGGAAGCCAGCGCCGGGTTTACCGAGTCCAGCCCGCACGCAAAAGATCAGTTTTTCGGCTCGAAGCATGAGCCGCTGACCCCGAAACACCGGCACGCCATCGAGCGGCGCCACGGCCGCCTGATGAAGAGGCTTGACTATGCCGATTTCAACCTACGCAGAGCTTAAAACCGAAATCGCTGAACAGCTAAAGCGGTCGGACCTGACCGCTCGGCTGGCGACATATATCCATCTGGCCGAGGCCCGGATGAACCGTTTGCTTCGCGTTCGGGCAATGCAGACCCTGACGACCGTCACCCCGTCGACCACGGTCAAGACGCTGGCGCTGCCGACCGGCTGGATGGAAATGATTTCGTTTACCGACGACCTGGGCGATGAGCTCGAGGTAGTCGGATTCGATGAACTGGCGGAACTGGGCTATGCCCAGGGCCAGGCGCGGCCGAGATATTACGCCATAAACGACGTGATCAACTTCGACCGGGTTGCCGATGCCGCGCATACCTACACGATGGTCTACATGCAGCGCATGGATCTCGCCAGCGCACTGAATGTAACGCTGACCACGGCGCCCGATGTGTACCTTTACGGCGCACTAATGGCGGCTGCGCTTGACATTAAAGACGATCAGCGGGCCGGCGCCTGGGGGGCCATGTTCAAATCAGCCATCAATGAACTGAACCATCAGGCGGTGAAGGGCCGGCGCACGCTGCGAACCGAGTTCGGCGGCCGCGGGTTCAATATCATTCGGGGCGACTGATGAAACTCCCGCTGTTGGGTTACGCGCCCGACCTTGACCCGGCAACGCCTGGCGCGATTGTCGAAATGGTCAACATCCTGCCGACCCAGAAAGGCATGTGTGGCGCGCCGTCGCCGGTCGCTGGCGGGTTCGGGGCCGTATCTGAAGACGTTAATAGCTTCGCGGTCGTGACCAAGCTCGACGGCTCCCGCCGGACGTTCGTCGGTGGGAACACGACCCTGCAGGAACTGGTATCGAGTACCTGGACCGATCGGAGCGATGCCGGCGGGTACACCATCGGGGTCGACAACCGTTGGGCCTTTTCCCAGTTCGGCGACGTGACAATCGCCGCGGCGAAGTCCGAAACGATCCAGGCATCGCCCAGCACGATTTTCGCGCCGATCTCAGGAGCGCCGGCCGCGTCGTTCATTGCGGTTTCCGATGGCTTTGTCATGGCCATCGACACGAATGAAGGCACGTATGGCGATCAGTCGGATCGGTGGTGGTGTTCGGCTTACCTGGATTACACCGACTGGACGCCGGCCGTATCGACTCAGTGCACGACGGGCCGGATCGTGGACACCCCGGGGCCGTTGCGCGGAATCGCATCCTTCGGGAGCGGCTTTGTAGCGTTCAAGGATTACGCCATTTACACGGTCGCGTTCGTCGGCGCGCCCCTGGTCTGGGCGTGGCGGAAGGTTCCCGGCGAAGTGGGTTGCCCGTCGCATAATTCCATCGTCAACGTCCAGAGCGCGCTGGCGTTCATCGGGTACGATGACCTTTATTTGTTTGACGGTTCCCGCCCTGTCGGGATCGGCCGGGGAATTCGCGAATGGTTTTTCGCTGATTACGATTCGGCCAAGGGATACCGGACGATCGGCAGCTATGACATCGGCACGGGGAATATTTGGTGGTTTTATTGCTCCAGGAGCAACAACACCACGACGCCCGACAAGGCGATCGTTTACAACGTCCGCACCAAAAAGTGGGGAAAGATCACGCTATCCATCCAGGCGTTGGCGCGGTATTTCGGGCAGGACATCACCTACCACGACATGGGCACGCTGTACTCGACATACGACGACCTACCGACTGACATCAGCTTCGACAGCCCGATCTGGACACCGGACAATCCAACCGTGGCGCTGTTCAAGACTGACAAGAAACTGTATTCGATGAACGGCGCGGCGGGCGATACTGAACTGACGCTGAACAACATCGGCGACCCGGTAAAGTTTTCGACAATTAAGCGGGTCAGCCCCAGGTTTATAACCGAACCGGCCAGCGCAACGCTCGAATACAGTTACGATAATATCCACGGCGATAGCTTTACGCCCAAGGTCACGGCGACCTATGACAGCCGCGGCCGGTTCGATTTCATGCACTCGAGCCGCTGGCACCGCTGCAACCTGAAATTTTCCGGCAACATGGAAATGGTTGACGCCGAAATCGACCTGGCCCTGGACGGCGCTGACTGATGGACGCACGGCTGCCCGTGCTACCGCCAGATTCCGCGTTCGCCACCGATGACGCTGCGCTCTATTTCCAGCACTTAAACGCCAGGCTATACGAAATCCTGGAACAGCTCAGGCCGGCGTCGGGCTGGCAGGACATGCTGGCCGATCTGGTGCGCGGCAAGCCGGGCGGCACCAGTCCCACTTGGGGCACGTTCAAGAACGGAACAGAGGCGTGGAAATTTGCAGATAGCCAGGTCGAAAGTCTGCATGTGTCGTTTCATATGCCGCACGACCTCGCGTTTACGTTTCCATCGGCAGACGGGACCGTGGGGGCGCCGAAACTATACCCGCACATTCACTGGTCGCCGTCCGGGACCAATACCGGCACGGTGCGCTTCGGGATCGAATACACCTATGCCAGAGGTTACGGAATCGACGCCTTTCCGGCCTCGACGACGATCTACCTGGAAGCCAGCGGGTCCGGGGTTGACTGCGACCACCTGATCACAGAAACGACCGACGCGGCGGCAATCGAGGACGCGACCCATGAAACGGATGCGCTGATGAAGGTTCGCGTATTCCGCGACGGGACGCACGCGAACGACACATTTACCGGAGGCGTGTTTATCCATTACGTTGACCTCCATTACTTTAGTGACGGACTTTTGACTAACGAACGCAACAGATCAGCCGGAGCATTACCTTGGACAAAGCAAGCCCTGATCCCGTAAAAATTCACCAGATTCGGCCTAAGCCCGAATTTTCCTGGGTTGATCCGGCCAACCTGGCTGAAACATGGGACAAGATCAGGAACGGCCTTGATCTGGTATGGGCGCACGGCGACCACTGGCTGGTTGAGGATGTCTACACAGCAATCAAGACGGGCGGCGCGCATTTGCACCTGGCGACCGTGGGCGGGTGTTACGCGGGCTTTGTCATTGCCCAGCCGCAGCAGGCGCCTGACGGGGCTATCCTGCACCTTTGGGCGCTCTATGCCGTTGACGGCAACCGTGAACATTTTATCGACTGGCTGGCCCAGATCGACGAGTGGGCGAGACAGATCAAGGCGAAGCGCATCACGTTCCACAGCCCGCGCAAGGGTTGGGAAAAACTGGGCCAAAAGCTGGGCTTTGAGTACCGTATGGCCATTTTTGAGAGGGCAGTAACATGAGCGGCGGCGGCAGTTCCCCATCCAATGTGACGCAGACATCAGTCACCGAGCCCCCGGAATATGTGAAACCGTATTCCATCGAAATGATGGAGCGGTCTGGCGCCCTAAGTGACGCGCCATTCCAGTCCTATGACGGCCAGCGGATCGCGGATTTCACCGATCAGCAGGTCATGGGCCTCGAGGCGATCCAGGACCGGGCCATATCCGGCAATCCGCTGACGAACGCCTCGCAGTCGTCGGGAATTAATACGCTGCAGGGCGATTACTTCGGGCCGGGCATGGGGTCGAGCGTCCAGGCCGGGTCTAACCCCTTGCTGGGAATGGACAATCCCTACTTGAACCAGGCCATCCAGACCGCTTCTGATTCGGTGATGAAAAATTACACCGACGTTACAAACCCGCAACTGGCCCAGATGCAGCGCACCGCCGGGGCATTCGGTAACACCGGAATGCAGCAGATGAAAACCAACGCGCTGTCCGACCTGACCCGGAATCTTGGCGACATCAACACGGGGATGCGAATGCAGGATTACGGCCTGCAGGCGCAACTGGGCGAATCTGATGTCAACCGCCGGCTGGGGGCCGACCAGTTCAACGTCGGGATGCAGCAGAACGCATGGGACGCGGAGCGGGCGAACCAGATGCGGACCATGAGCCTTGCGCCGCAATACGGCGCGATGGATTACACCGACGCATCCAAGTTGCTCGGCGTGGGTGATGTTCTCCGGGATTACAATCAGCAGGGGCTGAACCTGAATGAGCAAGACTGGATGGCGCAGCAGCAGTGGCCATATCAGCAGCTTGACGTTCTCGCCAACGGAATACGGACCTCGATGGGCGGCGGCGGGTCCACCGTGACCTCTTCACCGAACGCGTATCAACCGAACACCACGGCCTCAATGCTCGGCGGCGGCCTGTTAGGCTATGGGGTGGGCTCTGAGCTCGGTTATCCCGCTCTTGGGGCTGCCGGCGGCTCCCTGATGGGGCTCTGGGGATGAGCGGGGGCGGTGGGGTTGGATTTGATTCT